AATCCCAAAACTACGTTGTACTTGAGCAGGCTCTCAAAGAGCTGGCATTTCCTCATGAGTTTAGGTCCGTGTTTAGAGCAAAGCGCATTATTAATGACCTGCAAGAACTTGAGGAAACTTATGGCTTCACGTATGACGAACACCTGATATGTAGATCAACCCAAGAATATGCAAGTCACATCGAAATGCTTCTTATGAACGAAGATGTAGACGGAATAATTTCGCACTTATATGTGCGACACTTTGGAGATATGTATGGCGGTGCAATGATCGCTAAACGTATTCCAGGTAGTGGTACGATGTATGAATTTGATAATAAGGAATCTATGAAAGAGAACATTCGGCTGTTGCTGAATGATAATATGGCAGATGAGGCAAACAGGTGCTTTGCCTTTGCGATTAGACTATTTGAGGAGCTATTACATGAAGAGCGAATTGGATGAATCATTTGAAAGACTAATGGTTGCTTTTGGAGAGAGGCAGAAAAGACTTGATCGAATTAATACGATGCTATATGGTCTTTATGTACTCATCATAGTAACTACAGTTGTGGGAGCAGTGGTGTTCAAATGAGTATTATATGGGAAAGTTTGATTGATCTACAAAACAATCTAATATCACAACTTGAAGAAGACGCAACCGAGATTCGAGAACCTGGCATGGAAAGATTCAATCAGCCTGGTTGGGTAAACAGAGTTTGGCGTAACGATAACTACAGACGGGCTCACGTAGATGTTGTTGATATGCGTGAAGAGAAAAAGTTGTGGATGATGCATGTATGCGTTTTTCCTCACGTACATAATGACGGACCAATCTATGGGTTTGACGTTATTGCTGGTGCTAACAAGATGACTGGAGCATTCTATGACTTCTCATCTACCACTAATCAAGATCATCCTATGATTGAGCATTTCGCAAAGATTGCTAAGACGCTAGAATGGAAAAGAGAAAGAGAGTTACCGCCATGGGCGAAAGCAATCTTCAGTGATCATATGATCGCCGCTGGTATGGTCAAAGAGCCGGCAGAGATCGATCAGATATGTAAGGTTGCCAGAGAAGGTCTGTGTTACTACAAGAAGAACATTGGCAAGTATAACGGATACTCAGATAGCGATTTCGGTAAAGCAACTCAAAACTATTATGCTACACATCAAAAAATGAATCCTCACACTCCTAACGTGATGAAGAGTCTAGGACTAGATCCAGATGATGTTGATGCATTTATATCCGAGTCTTTATTTCCTGAAATATTGTAATATGATCTTTACATAAGATTCGTCTAATGTAATATGATTTTTACATAAGATTCATAAAAGCTTTATATAATCTTCACATTTTTGATATACATAGAAGTGTGTAGGCAATAACGCCTATACGTTTGTGAGCGCAGGGGTAAAGCCTGCAAGCAAAGGAGAAATGTATGAAAGCACTATTGCTTGCCATTTTGGCAAGCGTGTTCGTGTGTCCAGCTTATGCTGAGATTGCAGAACACAATTACAAAGTAAAGAAAGACGATTGGACATATACGTATCGACATAGAGAAGGTACCTGGCATACTGAAGTTGGAAAGAAAGTAGGACCAATTGCAGTCATGTATAGACACGCTGATCTTATTGATGCAAAAGAAAATCGTATAAAATTCACACACAACATCTACAAATCAAACCACTTCAAACTCGACCATCGCATTGAGTACCGTCATTTCGACACCAAAGAATCCCACTGGCGCTATCGTTTCATTCTATTTGCAAAACGCAAGATTGCTGATAGCGTTTGGCTATGGGCAAAGATTCAACCAAGAATCAGTTTAAAAGATGAGAAAGTGTTTGACGCACGTGACCAATTTGGTGTACAATACAGAAATGGTAAATTGAAAATATCTCCCTTTGTAGAGAGGGGAGCTACTGAAGACTACAAGCATAAGCAGATTGTTTATGGTACACACGTAGAATACGAGATATAAGGAGTACGTAATATGGAAATGTTAACACTATGGAGCGCAGTTGGGTTCCTATTCGCCGCTTATGCGGTAATCGCAAATGATTCAGTACAGACGCTCGGTACTTGGATGGCATCTAACAATGAGCGTTTCAACTACAAGACGTTATGGGCAGCCGCAAGTGCAGTACTACTTGCAACGCTTTGGTATGGTTGGACAGTGAATGGCGGTGACATTAGTTACGGTCGTCTAAACAAGATTCCCTGGCAAGAGGTTCAATGGTATCATGCCGCAGCCCCAGCCATTCTTGTTGCACTGACTAGACTTGGTGTACCTGTATCTACTTCATTCTTGGTGTTATCAGTATTTGCTTCAACTTTCGTGTTGGAGAAAATGCTTATGAAATCGATCATGGGGTATGGTGTAGCCGCAGGCTTTGCATACATGATATGGTTTGCTATCACTAAGTATGCTGGTCATTGGTTCGATGAGACACAGCCTGTAACTGAAGATAACAAAAAGTATTGGCGTATTGCTCAATGGTTTGCAACTGGTGGATTGTGGTGGACTTGGCTGTCACATGACATGGCAAACATCGCAGTATTCTTGCCACGTGTAGTTCCTGTAGACTTGATGATTGTGATCTCTGCCGTTTTCGTGGCAGGGCTGTTCTTCATGTTTAGAGAGCGTGGCGGTAAGATCCAACAGATCGTACTAGAGAAGCATAACACTCGTTATGTCCGAAGTGCGACACTGATCGATCTGTTCTACTGGTTATGCTTATACTTCTTCAAAGAACTCAATGACATTCCTATGTCTACTACTTGGGTCTTTGTTGGTCTACTTGCAGGACGTGAACTCGCAATGGCTACATACTTTGGTAAGCAAAAGACCAAGAGTGTGTTCCCATTAGTTGCGAAAGACTTTGGCAAGATGATGGTAGGACTTGGCGCATCTGTTGCTCTAGTATTGCTAGTGCATTATGTGATAAATCCTATGTAACTAAATAATACATGAGAGAAAAATGGAAGGCATTAGTAGACTGGCTTGCAAACCCAATGGTATTCATGTGGGGTACTTTTGCCTTCTTTTTTATTAAGGGCTTAGTCTGGCTCGTATTGTTGTTTTTTGGTTACTATTTTGTAACTTAATGCTTGACACAAGCCCATTACCATGTTATATTAGATAAATAAGAGTGATTCGCTGAAGCTTATCAACGCTGGACAGGACTCGGGTGCGACTCCCGACAGCTCCACCAAAAGTACATTGCGCCTTACTGCAATAAGGTGTCTTTGCAGGGACACAGACCTCGCAAGGGTCGAAGACAATGTATTTTTGATGGGGCTGAAGTAGGAATCGACTGACAGAATAGAGAACGTGGAGAATTCGGGCGCAAGCTCCGTTAACGCAAGAACCTAAACTAAACGCAAACGATAACTTTGCACCTTCAGAGTACGCCCTAGCGGCATAAACTGACGGGCTGCCGACTTGCCTTGGAACAGAAAAGTCGGACCAAGTTTCAATAATAAGAAAGGAAATCTAATGAAACTCGTAATTGCAACTGTTGCGGCATTAACAGCAACCACTGCATATGCAGACTCTATGTGGTCATTCGGTGGTGACGTAGACGCTAACTATGCTGTAGATGCAGAACGCATGACAGTTGACATCGAACCGGCGTTGACATTTTCACCAACTGAAGGCTTGAACTTTGTAACAAGCACAGAGTTGGCACTATGGGATAACGAATTGGTAGCAGATAACACTATCGAAGTTATGCCTACGCTTGATTTCGAATTAAACTATACTATGGGCGCAATGGATTCTGTAGAGTACTATGCAAAGACAAAGTACAACCTAGAGTCTGCCGCACGTGAAGAGATTCATATCGGCGCAACTTTTAGCTTCTAAAAGCGCAAACTATTAAGATAAAAAGAGGCGGAATTACTCGCCTCTTTTCACAAAATGTATTGACAGAGACATTGATATCTGTTATTATGAACACTCATTTAATCAACATGAGGATATAGTATGTCATCAATTATAATACCGTCAAGCGAAGCTGATCGTAAGCGCATTAAAGAAGCGATGGAAGAAATCAGCAATTCATACTTGCGACAAGAAGCCGAACGTGAGTTTGTAAAGGAAGCAATTATTTCCCTTGAAGACGATGTTGGTATACCTAAAAAGTATCTCGGCAAAATGGCTCGCATCTATCATAAGCAAAATATGAGCGAGATCGTATCAGAGATTGAAGAGATTGAAGCCCTTCTTGAAACTGTAAATAATGCTTGACAAGCGTGATATCGCCTGCTATAATAAGCAAATGTAAATCAGAAAAGGAGACAACGATGGTAAAACATCTATCAACTTTCTATAAAGAAGATAGTTCTGGTCCTAGAGCAGAAATGTTCATTAACGAAAATGACGTTATAGGCTTGAATTACTACATGGGTATCGGTGATACTGAGCCCTTTAAGACTGAGATGTTTCCAGGTAAGCATGAGTCTTATGTAGAAGATGCCGCTGAAAACTGGACTATGGGAATCAAGATACTCAATGGCTAAAACTGAGTATATTGAAGACGGTTTGTATCGAGTCGAAATTGATACAAACATGGGCACAGTCTCACTTGGCGGTGAGAATTATATTAATGATAATAGGGATCATGCCTATATATTTCAAGTAGCCTACTTGTTGGGCAGGGAGCATAAAAAATCGCAGATAACAAAAGCATTGGGCTTATAAAGGAGCTAAACTCTGAAACGATCATGAAAGAGATCGCAGAGAATATTTCTAAAGGAGTGCCGTACATTGACGCCGTAATTGTATACGCAGATAAGTATGGACTTGAAGTAGAAGTAATCGGTGAGATCATACGCCGATCACCAGTTCTGAAAGCAAAGATTTATCGAGAAGCTGAAGAACTAAATATGGTAGAGAAACTGACTAGGTTGCCAGTATGACAAAAAGCCTGTATAGCACACAAGACGCCTTTGACGTTTACATATGCTATCTTGCTTTGAAAAGGCACTTTAGTTCGAACTACGATTACTTTAAATACAACGGTAAGGTTAACGCCAGAATCGATGCATTTGAAAATCGTAAGGACAAGTTTTTCTTCTTTAAGTTGGCGAAACGAAAAGACTATAAAGACTTTCTGTTAGCCAACATGGTCAATAATCCAGACGTTTGGATTGGAGACCTAGTTGACAGTGAGACTGCTAATGAAGTATTCATGGAGTGGTCAAAACGTCAACAGTCTTTGGGATATGTGTTTGGTAATGAACTAGACGAATTGAACGAAGACTTTAATGCTAACTTCGTTGTTGAAGACGGGCAGTATCCTCGTATATTGTCTCTCTTCAACATGAAGCGCATCAGCATCGAAACTCTAGTCATCTTAAGTGACTTGACAGGATGCTTCAAGTACTGGGACAAAGCAATCAATGATACGATAGTTTATCCTAGTATAAATAACATTGTCAACAAATATGGACCGTTTCTAAATTATGATAAAGCGAAAATGCGGAAAATATGTCTTGACAAATACAACGCAATACTGTAATATATACAGCAATATAAACCGCTATACAAGGAGTATACAAATATGACTACATCTTTTTCAGCCCTTAAGAAGGCTCGTACATCATCATTCGACAAGCTGAACTCTCAGCTCCAGAAGATGAATTCAACAGGTAACAAAGGCGATGATCGCTTCTGGAAACCTGAAGTAGATAAAGCAGGTAATGGTTATGCCGTTATTCGTTTTTTACCCGCACCGCAAGGTGAAGATATGCCATTCGTAAGAATGTGGGATCACGGATTTCAAGGTCCTGGTGGCTGGTATATCGAAAACTCTCTCACCACTCTTAATCAGGATGATCCAGTTTCTGAGTATAACTCAAAGCTGTGGAACTCTGGTCATGATGAAGACAAAGAGACTGCACGTAAGCAGAAGCGTAGGTTGAACTACATCGCTAACATCTATGTCGTGAAAGATAGTGCAAACCCTTCACGTGAAGGTCAAGTATATCTTTATAAGTTTGGTAAGAAAATCTTCGACAAACTGAACGATGCAATGAATCCTCAGTATGACGATGAGTCTCCAATTAACCCATTTGATTTTTGGGAAGGTGCAGACTTCAAACTAAAAATTCGTCAAGTAGAAGGCTATCGTAACTACGATAAGTCCGAGTTTGATAGTGTAAGCGTATTGTCTGGTGCAGACGGTGCTAACCTGTCAGATGAAGCACTTGAAGAAGTTTGGGGTAAGCAACATTCCCTTCAAGAAATTGTTGATCCTAAAAACTTCAAATCTTATGATGAACTGAAAGCAAAACTGTATAAGGTTCTAGGACTTGATGGCGGTGCACACGCACCCACGGTTACCGCTGAGGACGACAATGCGGGGATGGGGTTCACTCCGAATTTTAAAGAGCGAACAGCTCCTGAACCGGAAGCATCTCCATCTCCAACTCTTGCTAGTGATAACGGTGATGATGAATCACTGGATTTCTTCAAGAGTCTAGCTGAGGATAATTAATCTAATTAATTAGTTGAAGCGACTAAGGCGGCTTGCAGAGATGTGAGTCGCCTTTTTTAATGCTTCTTAGAATCCACCTGCGAATGAAGCAGTGCCAGCTACTTGTGGATTGGCAGTAACTAAGAGAGTTCTAGCATCCCCACCTTTCTGCACTACAGTAGTGGGTCCTACGTTTACAGACGCTACTTGTGCGGCTTGAGTTCTTTGTGCGCTGGATACTGCTTCCTGATCAGCCGCTCTACTTCTACCAAGTGCGCTACGTAAGTTATCAACACCTGTAGTCAATCTAGCAAGAGTTGGCTCATCTAAACTATCTAAGCCTGGACCAAAGTCTATAAGTCCTCTTTTATTGCCAAACAGTCTGAATGCTGGACCAGTACCGGTATCATATGTGCCACCCTTCATGAGAGTGTCCATCATTGCTAGAACAGCTCCGATATCTGCAATAAGTTTTCCTAGTGATGCTGATCCAGCAGAGGCATCAACGTTCTTTAATCCTTCAAAACTACTGACGAAGTTATCAATTGCAACGCCAAATTTATCCATCTTAGTTATAATGGCATCATCTAAAGTCCTAAGTGGCTCTAGAGCGTCAAGCATTCCTTGAAATGGACTCTTTGTTTCAGAATTGGTACCCCATAACCAGTTCCAAGAATTTTTGAATGCGGCTTTAACTCCTCCAAAGAAATCAACTACTCCGCCTATTGCATTAGCGGCAAAGAATGCGGTCATGCCTGTGGCTAGAGATACTAGACCTGATCCAACTTTATCAGCGTTGGTCATATCTAAACCAGTAAGTGCCCCAATACCTTCACCAAAATTCATTAATAGAGCTTTTGTTTTCGATCCGTCCAGTCCTATTATGTCGCCAACAGCGGCTATTCCTTCAAACGATAAGAAGAATGCGGCAATCGATGCACCCAATGCTGGTATACCTGCAAACACAGCGGCGCCTACTCCTCCCGTTGCGGCTGTTACTGCACCTAGAACTCCACCAACACCAACTAGTGTGCCTAGAGTTTTAATTGCTGAGTCGCTAAGAGAGTCAATCGCTAATCCAAAATTACTAACGAGTGTAGCAATTGCTGATCCATCTGATCCTAATGCAGAAACGCCTGCATCTCCAAGAGCAAATGCGCTCATAAATGCTACGATAGATGCGGCTAAAGCTCCAGCTCCCAAAACGAATTTAGCTTTCATACTTTCAGTTGTTATTGCGCCTAATGCTCCACCTGCAGCCAATAGACCGCTCAGTGTGGCAACAGATTTAGTGTCTAGTGATCCAACAGCCGCAGAGAATCCTGTCATCAATTTCTGTACGTTGCTGAAGTCAGCACTTGCTCCCAATGCTAAAGCGCCTGCACCAACGACATCAGTAGCGGCAAACCCTGCCATTAATGCTACCATTCCTGCACTAATCGCAAATAAGCCTTTCGCTAATGATTTTGCTTTAAGTGGAGAATATCCAACAATCGCACCACTTGCCATTAATGCCCCTAGTGCGGCTACAGCAGGAAGAGTTAATGCTCCTATAGCTGACGAAAATCCAGTCAGCATAGTCTTCACGTTATTAAAGTCTAAGCTTACTCCGAGGGCATCGACACCTGCAAACAAAAGATCGCCTGCTAAGAGACCGCCTAAGAATCCGCTAATACCAAGACCCATAAATGCGAGTCCTTTAGCGGCATCTTTACCACCGCCAAATGCAGACGCTACAGTTGCTCCACCTAAGAGCGTACCCATTACGACCAGACCCTTTGTGTCTAATCCATTAAAGATTGTACCGGCGCCAGCAACTGCTTTACCTATAGACCCAAAGTCTAATGAACCACCTAATGCGGTAACTCCAGAGAATATCAGATCACCCGCTAATAGACCACCTAAAAATGCACTAATACCGAAGCCCAATGTACCTAAACCTGTTGCGGCTTTAGTGCCTCCAACAATAGCGACCCCAGTTAGTGCGGCTAAAGCTGTCATAGCTTCGGGAGATAAAACTTGAACAACTTCACTGAAACCCAATGAAGCACTCTTTAGACCTTCGAAGTCCATTCCTTTAGTTTCTTGTAGCCAATTCAATCCCTCAGAGCCAGCTAATAAACCAGCAAAGAATGTTGGTATAGCGGCGCCCATAAGAGCAAGTCCACCAACGCCCTTCATAGCGCCCATAGCAAGACCGCCTAGTCCTGCCATACCAGCTAAACCTAGTCCTCCAATACCACCGCCAGAAGAGCCACCTCCAGCGCCAGCGTTGCCTGCATTACCAGCAGCCGCGGCTGCTAAAGCAGATGCCTGAGCGTCCGCTTCAGACTGTGCCAGTTGTCTTCTTCTTTGTGCGTTTGCGAGTTCTTGGTTTTGTAGGTTGAATGTATCAGTAAGAAGCCTAGTTTGATTTCTAAGGGAATCACGCATAGAATGTAACGCTGGAGTGATTTGATCCAACGTCTCTTTAGATAGATTTACTATGGGTGTATCCGCAGCCATTTTACTTTACCTTACTTGCTGATTGCTTCTTTTGCATAGAATGCCGCTACAATAGCCGCAACTGATACAAAATATGTGGGTGCCATGTCGCCTAGAGTATTACCCGCTGTCTCTAATCCAATAAGACTAGCAAGTACTACTGCAAACGGATATAACAGCATACCAAACAAGGCAAACCATGCCATGTTGCGCTGTGCATCCTGCTTCTTGTCTTCATTCTCAAGCATAATCATTCTTTCTTGCATATCCAATTCTGCATCAGTAACGATGCCATCTCCGTCCATATCTGCTGATTCTAGTTTAGAACCGTTTTCTAATTTCTTTGCCATGTTATCTCCTAGCCTTGTTGCTGTTTAGTTTGCTCTATAAAGTCAATTAACATATCCAAGTATAGGTCACGTTCATAAGGTAATAAATTTTCTATGTCGCTTATAGTGTATTTATGATGTTGAGCCAGTGCAAAGACGTTTTTATAGTATGCCATAAGGTTATTATGGCTCAACATTATGTAAAAAAAGAGTCCATACCCTCCACTACAAATACTTTA